CATACGCAAAAGAGGCAAGGTATGAACTCAAGCGCAAACTCTTCAGAGCAGTTGCAAACGTTAATATTCTTGAAGGCATTCGCTTTTACGTGTCATTTGCTTGCAGTTTTGCTTTTGGCGAACTCAAGCTTATGGAAGGAAGTGCAAAAATCATCTCACTAATTGCTAGAGATGAAAATCAGCACTTGGTTATCACTCAAAACATCATGAAAAATTGGATGAATGGTGATGATCCAGAAATGCAGAGGATTGCCAAAGAAGAAGAGCAATGGATGTACAAGGCGTTTGAGAACGCAGTCAATCAAGAAAAGTATTGGGCAGAGTATCTGTTCAAGGACGGTTCTATGATTGGTCTAAATGACAAACTACTTCAGCAGTATGTTGAATGGATTGCCAACCGTAGAATGAAAGCAATCGGACTCAAACCGCTCTATGACATACCAGCAAAAAATAACCCACTACCTTGGACAGAGCATTGGATCTCTTCTAAGGGTCTTCAAGTGGCACCCCAAGAAACCGAAGTCGAATCTTACATCGTCGGAGGAATCAAGCAAGACGTTAAAGCAGACACCTTCTCAGGGTTCTCTCTGTAAAGGAAACTGTAAATGTAACTGTGTAAAAACTGAAGATGCGTTAGAAATGTATAGAGAAGCGGCAAAGTCCGATTCTCATATTTTCAATGAATACAATGCCTATGAAGCATACGGGGATATTCCCGATTAAGAGAGGGGGTCGCAAGACCCTCTTTTTTTATAAATAAATTTAGGAATTTATAAAATACTGACCATGTTATCCAAAGATATTCTGGGAATATACGAAGCATATTCAAAAATGTATCAGACTGAAGAAGTCATCGAAGAAGAAATTCTCGATGAGATCTTCGAAGAGCTGGTAGCAGAGTGTATTGAAGAAGGATATACTGAAGAAGAGGCATGTTCCGCAGTAGAGGATGCCACCAACGAGTATCTTGATGAAGCAAAGGTCACCTTTGGTCATGATACCGCTGCTAGAAGAGCATCTGGTGCTCCTGTAGGCGCTAGAAGAAGATACGCTGGAAGAAAGGCAGGAGACGCTCTAAAATCAGCACGTGCCGCAGCAAAGGGTGCTGTTGACACTGCGAAGAAGAAGGCATCTGCTGCTAAGGCAGGTGCTGAGATTGCTGGTTTGATTGCTAAGGATGAGGTAAGAAGAGCAGGACGTGCTGGCAAGCAGGCAGTTGTAGGTGCCGTTCAGAAGAAGAAGGAGCAGGTCAAGAAGGGCGTCAGAGGACTCATTGGTAGAGGTCTCAGAAAGGCATCAGATGCCGTTGGAAAGGTTGCTAGCAAGGCGTCTACCGCCGCTGCTAGACTTGGTGAAGAAGCAATCCAAGAGGCAGACTCTATTGCTGCAATGAGAGAAAGAGCAGCAAAGAGAAGAAAGCAGCGTTATGGCGCTAGTGACACCAGTCGTGGTGGAAGAGATGATTTCAGACCTTATACCAAGGCAGATTATGAAAGAGGTGAAGCAAATGATCCTAGAAAGAAAGTAAAAGAAGAACTGGAACTCGATCAGATGATTGAGTCTTTGGTTCAGAAAGGACACACTGAGCAAGAAGCATATGCTCTTGTTGCTCAATTCACTCTTGATGAATCACAAGAGGCTCGCAACAACCCTGAAAAGTATGAAAGAGAGCAGGGTAGAAAGTATGAACCCGTTCGTGGTGAAAAGACTCCTATGCCACCAAGAGGTGATAAGCGTAGAGAGGACTTTGAGAAGTGGTATGCTGCTCAACGTCGCTGATACAAAACTTAAATAATACTCAGGAGGGGCAACCCTCCTTTTTTATTATCTAGTTACAGTTCTTTTAACATCTACAAGACCTTCTACAACTCTCTCAATGTTTCCACTGGGGTCTTGAAATAAGATATCGTACAAATATTTTCCTGGTTTCAGTGTTGCTGTAGTAGCACTGTCCATCTTTAAATTAACTCTAGCATTTACGACGTCTATAATATCAACAGTGAATGATGTATATGTTGAAGACTCTTCCGCTCTTCTCATCTTGGCACAGATCTGATAACCAGATAATTTTATTCTGGAATTTGCATTAAGATCTTCGAAAACAAATGTTTGGTTAAAGTCAATACCTGTGTAAATTGAAAGATTGACTGTATAAACTGTGGAGGACATTATTTTTTCCTTATAAGATTTTTAGAAACATCCGGAAGATATGCCTGCTCTTACAAGAACAGTTCCTTCAACAACGACACTTTTTAAACCATTGGATCTTGCTGTTGAAACAATATCATAAACGTGTCTTCCTTGTTTTAATGTGCCAGTGAGAGTGCTTCCCATAGAAATTTGAATTTTCCCGGCAGTAGCATCCAAAACAGTGACAGCAAATCCAACAGCAGTACTGCTGTCTGTATGTTTTCTCATCTGAGAAGCAAAATCTAAGTTAGTTACATCAACGATTGTTCCATCACTATTAATCACATCAAAAGGATAAGAAAAGTCAGAATGCACATTAATAAAGATATTTTGAGTATATGCTGACATTTTTTCAGTCTTTAATGTTATTTATTTCAGGGTAACTTGACAAACCTCTATTATTTGAGTAGAATCGCTTTGCTAGGGTTAAATGATAAATAATAGCTCATAATATTCTATAGTATGAGTTACGAAAATCCTTGGAGATATAATGGCGAACTTTTTGACACTGATGATATTGGGGAGTACTTTGGTTTTGTTTACCGTATTACCAATAAGTACAACGGACGATCGTACATTGGGAGAAAGTATTTTTGGTCGTTTAGAAAACCTCCAGGAAAGAAAAGAAAAGTAAAGCAAGAATCTGATTGGAAAAAATACTACGGTTCCTGTCCTGAGTTAAAAGAAGATGTAAAATTATATAACAAAGAGAATTTCAATAGAGAAATATTGAGTCTTCATGTTACTAAGGGACAGTGTAACTATGAGGAAACTAAGCAATTATTTCTAAATAACGTGTTGATTGAAGCACTTGACGACGGTTCGCCCGCGTACTACAATAGCAATATTCTAGGACGCTACATGCGAAAAGATTATGGTAACTTTGGAGCAAACCCTTAAGACGACTCATGACTGGGCAGTTGATCGAATTCACACTCTTTTAGAACTTCCATCCAAGGATCCACTGGCATGTGTGGAAGATGCTCACGCTATTCAGTCAGAGTTCAGCGAGTGGCTTAATCCAGATATTGATGATCATGATATCTATTCTCTCGAATTTATAGGAGAAGATCATGGCGGAGATTCTATCGGTTAATTTCAAGCGTAAAATTCTACAGAAAATCAAGCAGTTGAACGAAAGCGGAAAACACGCTGAAGCAATTCAACTATATAAAAAATACTTCATATAATATTATGAAAAAACTTTTACTCGCCTTCCTTGGCGCTTCCTTAGTTTCTGTGCCTGTCTTTGCTGGCGAGTCTAAGTTAAAAAAAGGATTCTATACTATGGACTCTATGGGTTGCATGATTACACGAGAATGCACCAAAGATGTCCGACGAATCAAGAGTATCGACGATATTCGTAAAGAGTTTCCTAATTCTGATTTTGATATCATTGCTGACGAGTTTGACTCGATGCTGGTATCCCTTGATAAGATCGGAGTTATGGTTTTTCTAGGGCACGAAAAGTATTTCCCCCCTGGACACCGTGGTGTCTATCACACCGTATCAAATAACTTTTATCTGAATGATGCCTTTGTGCATCGTCCTCATGTGCTTATGACAGTAATGCGTCACGAGGGTTGGCACGCCGCACAAGATTGTATGGCAGGAACAATCAAAAACTCTATGATTGCCATCATTAAACCAGAAGAAGAGGTGCCTAAGATCTGGCGTGAAATGGTAGAGGAAGTGTATCCTAAGTCTGCTGTGCCCTGGGAGGCAGAAGCAAAGTGGGCAGGTAAGACCGAAGGAATGACTGCTCAAGCACTAGAGGCATGTGCAACGGGTACTATGTGGGAAGTTTATAAACCCACACCATTGACTGAGAAGTGGTTGCGCGAGGAGGGTTTTATTAAATGATTCCATTTTTTATTGAAGAACCTATTACTTGGAAAAGGATTGAAGTTCCACAAGATATCATCGAATACTGCGACATGTACACCCTTGACGCAGATCGTGAAGACCTTCGTTATATTGACTGTGTATGGATGCATATGGGATACTATGGTGTCCCTAAGCACGTTATGAAAGCACATAGGGAAGAATGGAACCCACCAGTTAAACCAATTTTTGAATAAATAATATCACCTGAAATTTTCAGGTAACCAGCCAAGAGAAATTCTGTGAAGACTTCTTGACTTATTATGTTGAATTTTTTGTTGGAAAGCATTTAAAAGGTATGACACATTTAACAAGAGATGTGTTAATCAAAACCATCGTTGCCACTGAGATGCAAAATAACGATGGTGAAGATTACACAAAACAGTTAAAAGAAACCAAACACAAGTGGGAACACGCCTCAAGCGAGGAACTTTGTAAAAAATACAATCAAATACAAAAGGCAAATATCACTGTTGAAATACTTGCACCCTAAATAAGAGTGCCTTGTTTCGCATAGAATGTCCGAAGAAGTAAAAGAAGTTTCTAAGGAAGAAGAGAAAAAGAAAGGTTTATTTGGTAAAATAAAAGCAGCTGCCGATGATCATGAAGGTCAGTTGGAAGCAATCAGTACTATGGTTAGACTTGGTATCCTTATCTGGTCTGGTGGTATTTTGACTCTTGCTTATATTAAACTTCCTGCTGCACTTGGTATTCCAGAGCAGAAACTTGATCCTACTTTTATTGCATCAGTCTTTACTGGAGTTTTAGCTACTTTCGGTGTTCAGACTGCGAAGAAGTCTGGTGATGGAACAATGAAGATGGGTGGTGGTGGCGGTGTCTCCAAGGCAGATCTAGAGAAACTCATTGCAGCTGCTGCACAGACTGCTCCAGCACAAACTATCCGTATTGAGCAAGCACCAATTCAAATTGCAACTGCTGCTCCTAAGAAAGATGGTGAACCACCTATTATGCCAACGGTATGATCTATGGTCAACAAAAAGCCTGGTTCTGAAGAACCACAACCAGTTGTAATTAAACCTCAACGGTCTTCATTTAAGTGGGCAGTGCTCACTGTGGGGACCGTTTTTGGTGTTGCACATCTAGGTGTTCTTGGACACCTATTAAATAGAAGTCAACTTCCAATCATTAACTTACCTGTTGGTGATTATACTGCCTATCAGGTAGATGCTCATAAGGATGGATATCGTATCCAATACCGTGCCAATGATCCTCAAGTGATGGGTAAGGATAAGGTTATTGTGAAGAAAAATGGTTTCTTTGGTATTGGTGGAGATACTAAAATAATCCAACAGGAACAGTACACTATGGATGGAGCGACGCATCTCCAGGGTGGTGAAGTGGGAAAGTTGACTGCCAAAAAGATAGAGTGTATCAAGGCGGAAGGTGGTGGCGAAAATGCAGGTAGATTGGTTGGAACTAGTATTGGTGCTTCTGCTGCCCCAATGTTTAGTGGCATTCCTTATATTGGTTGGTTGGCTGCGGGATGGGTAGCAATGTTCAGTGGAAACACTGGTGCTGAGATCGGTGGTGAAGTTGCTACGATGATGAAGGACTGTGACTAATGGAGCACAAGTTTAAGTATTATTGGGGTGGAGAAGACAACTGGTATACCAAGAGTAAAAGGTGGGCAAACGAACAAAAGTTTCCCATCAATCATCTTGCTTTGGGTTTCATAGAGTGGTTATGGACTATGTGGGTTCAAGGTAAAGTTGATATGGAGATGACATCTGTTGACAAGCAAGTCAATGAGATTATAAAAACTTGGGACGAAGAAGAGAAACAGGAACCAATCGTTGAAATAAAAGCATCTGATATAGAAGGTCTTGATGATATTCGTATCGTTTCTCCCTGGTCAGATGGAAATGATTGGAATGATACTTCCATAAATTATAAGAAGTGGAGATGAACATTGATGCTTACAATTCTAAATTATGTTGCTGCGTTTTGGTCTACTGTAGTTATTCCTTGTGCCACTGTTCCTGCTAATTGGGAACATTGTTCTCGTATAGATAAGTGGTTGATACCAGATTTGATTAGTGCATGGGAACTTAAGACTGGAAAAGTTGTTCCTTATCAAACGGAAAAGGATTACTTAAATGGAATTACTTCTGAAACCCCTTGATGATATAAACGATCCTGTCTGGTCTGTTATTATTCTTCTTTGTTGTGGACTAGCATTTACGCTATATTGTGTCATATATATTCTACGCCTCTCATATAAGGAGTTAGAAGAAGATGTCCAAGTCCGCGAACAAGGGCAAGAAGGGCACTGCAAACAACAAGAAGCAGAACCAGGGCAACGCAACTGCGAAGAAAGCCAAGAACGGGGGTAAGAAAAAGTAAATATATGCCAAGAGAATGGAATACTTCTTTTAGGGAACCGTGGAACCCTATCATAAAGAAGTGCTTAGATGGTATAGACCTCCACAACGATTTGTATTCAAAAACTAAAGATCCATTTCATTTAAATCAGGCAGACTTACTTAGAGTATATGTTTCAAGATTAAAAACTTGGATACATAATACTGAACCAGAAGCATTTCACAGGAAGGAAGTTAATGGGAGCAATGAAACCACCAAGTCGGAAATCTTGCTACAACTTTAGAGTTGTAGCAATAGATAGAGTAGTTGATGGAGATACTATTGATGTCACGATTGACCTCGGTTTTGACCTTTACAAAAAAGAAAGAGTCAGAGTTGCAGGAGTCGATACTCCAGAGAAACGAACTAAGGACGAAGAAGAGAAGGCATTGGGATACGATGCCACCCACTGGCTTGAGGACAAGCTTGAAGGTGCTGTCGCTGGCGACGATGACCTTATTATTCGTACTGAGCTTGTTGGCGGTATGGGTAAATATGGGCGTCTTCTCGGGTGGCTCTACATTGGGGACGCAGAACTCTCCCTCAACGAACAAATGATTACCGAAGGATATGCCTGGGCATATGACGGAGGAACCAAACAGAAAAACTTCGAAGAACTACGTGAAATTCGTAGAGCACACGGAACTTTAGTGGAGTAATCCAATGCAAAAACTAATTAATTTACTCGCCCTTGCTTCATTCGGAGTATCTGCTGCCGTCGTCGGTGCAGGTGCTTATGTGTATCTTAATAAGGATACACTAATCGAAAGTGCAAAAGAAGAAGCAATCAAACAAGTTACTGCCACAGTTACAGAAGCACTCCCTGGTATGATTAGTGGTGCTATGCCCAAGATGCCTTCTGCCACTGGTAATATTATTGAATCAAAACCTGCTATTCCCGGTCTCTGATACATAATATTATGTAACCGATATTGATTATGACTACAACAAGAAGAAGGAAATCCAAAGACGCTGAGGGAAAATTCTTCCTTTATGTGTTTTTCTTTCATCTGTGGAGTGGATTTTTAAATCTTTTCACAAATGATGATTGATGCCCGAAATAAGAGAAATCCAAATCAGGAGTCTGGATATTCCACCAGTTCCTGATTGGTTGATGCGATATCCACAATCAATACCACCAGTTGTTCCAGTAACACAAAACATTGGGACACCGATAGTTGATATGCCTGGTTGCGTAGAAGCACACCCTGATGGTGGACCGCAACTGGCACAAGATGATCCAAGAGGTGCTAGGACTTATTGTGATGGAAGTGTACCATCATTTAATCCTATTAACTTCGAACCCAATCAAACTCTACCGACCCAAAAACCGAAGGTAGATACAAGGCAACCTGATACTCCCCCTGTTCCTGAGTTGCCGATACCTAAAACTCCCCCTGCTACTGCTAAGGTAGATTGTCCCACACCAGCACAAGCAGCAAAAGAACCTGTTGGTGAATACTTGGAAGGTTTCAGAAAGAAAGTAACCGGATATCAACTGATAGGAAATCAGTGTGTCCAGCAAACAGAAAAGGTGCCACTACCAGAGCAAGTTATTGCTGGACTTCCTAGTCCTGGAACTGTTATGA